GAGCTACCGCGTGAGACCTGGTGCTGACCAGATAGGTCCTCGAAGTCTGCCTGTAGGTGCTCTAGCTCCTGTAGGACATAGCTTGGAAGCGGCTGGATTGGTACTGGGGTTGGGCGGTTAAAGCCTGGGCGAACAGGGATCCAGATACCAGCTTTAGCTGAAACCTTCTTTGGGTCAACTGAGCCCTCGTCGTACATCATCTGAGGCTTAGCCATAAGGTTCTTTGCCTGAATGATCTGTGAGCGGGTGCGGTTGAGCTCGCGCTGGATTGGAATAAGGTTCTTAATCACCGAACGGCGGTAGAACTTTCCAGTCGGGACGCTGTAAGTGTGAGCAAATGGGTACATCTTGTGAGAGTAAGGGATGCCATTTTCAGCAAACTGTACGATCTCATTGTCCACGATGGTTACGAGGCCACCCTTTGGAAGGAATGGGCAACCGTTTGGCTTGGCCCACATCTCGATCACTAGAACTGCGTCAGGCTTTGAGGTTAGCGAGCCACGGTTATCCATCAATGCAGCATCGAGGATCTCGGTAGCTGAAACCTTAGTTGGAACGAAGTCTTTTGGAAGAACTCCGCCGAAGGTGCTCTTGACCCACTGCTCACTCTTAGTGTAGACGTTGAAGATATATGGCTGGTTCTCTAGATTTTCTTCAGTAGTATCTGGGACGAATAGGTGGAATGGGGTGATTACCTCATACGCTACATCGCCAGTTGAAGTTACCTGCTGAATGACTTTCTTTTCGCCAGTATAAGGATCTTGGACTGGAGTTGGTTCAATCTGCTTAGCAGACGCATCCCAGTAAGTCTTGATGAATGCGTTACCAGTTACTGCACGCCAGAACTCAGACTTCTGTAGGATGTCCGTCTGGAAGTTAGCCTTGTCGTACATGGCCTGCCAGACCTGCTCAGCAGCCTGAGCTGCCATCAAGTCATCGTCATCGTTTGATGCAGGAATAACAGTTGCGCTTGGGTGCCCTGAGGTAGTCTTGGCGATCTCAGTACGGATGATCGGCTCGATGCGGTTCACGGTAATGCGTGGGGTACCAGCTGGGTTACGAGGAGCTTCGAGGATCTGGCCATTGCCCTTCTCAACCCACTCGTGGTACTGCTTGCCGTTATAGAAAGCAAGCTGAAGATACCAGTCCTGCTCCTCCATCTTGCGAGCCTGCTTGGCCTTCTCGTACTCAGACTTAACCCAAGAGACTAGCTTCTTAGACTCGTCCTTGCGCTTGAACTGGTTGAGCAAAGAATCATCGGTCATGTCACCTTCCATGGCGGTACCACGGATGTATTGTCCATCTTTGCCAGCAAAGTATTGCTCGTTAGCCATAAACCTATTCCATATCGCTTAGGCGTGCGTCGAATGCAGCGTCCATCAATTTAGCCTCAGCCTCTAGTCTAGCAAGTTCAAGCTCATCTCCAGTTTGGATGAGCCCAGTAAAAGGCTCTTCTGTGTAGTGAGAGACTGCGTTTACCTGCTGAAATGCCATAGGATCTTTACTTGCGAGCAGGTTTGCTATGTGGACTAGCGTCTGACTTTGCTCGTTGTGCATGCTGACTAGGTTGCTCGACTGGTAGTTCAGGCTTCTCAGCAACCTCTGAATCAGTAACACTATCGCCGTAAGAAACAGCGAAGACAAAATCAGTAACGCGACTACGAATTCCATTAATAAGATCCTCTACATGGTCTGGGATACGGGCAAGCTCACGCTCATGTGCTTCAATGTCTGCTTCAAGGTTGTACATCTGGTCTAATAGTGGCTGTTCTTCTACATAGCCAAGGAAGAGAGCAAGCTCAACCGAGCACTTCTTACAGAATAGATTACTTCCGCCATCGATGCGAGTACCGCCAACATCAAATAGCTGCTTGGTTGCACCACAGGAGATGCAGGTTCCTGGGTAAGGGCCACCATTTTCAAAGTAGTTAAAGTGTCTCATTTTATCCTTCTAGTTCTAGTGTCGAAGAGTTTCCTCGCCACTGGTTGCCCCAGCCATCACCCTCATCATAGTCAGAAGCTGGGCTTGTTGCTCGGAAATCATTACGGAAAATGCTGTGGAACTCTTCACGCTTATTCTCGCTGAATTGTGCCTCAGGAGTCAAGTCTGCCATAAAAGTCATCGCATACTTTAGCGCGTCGTAACAGTGGTTGTCCTTGTCGCGAATATCTTCAAGCTTATTCTTCTGCTCGGCAACCTTTGGAGAGGCATGCTTCTTCCATTTCAGCTTAGGGAGCTCGGCGATCAAGTGAGCGCAGTCATCTGTAAACATAAGCCAAGGCTTGTTAGTTTTTGGGTTGACCTTCATGTACTGCTGAATGCGCTCAAGTCCCACGCGGCGGTCGCTAGGAATCTGATCGACTGCGATGTAGATGCCATGCTTGGCATACTCCTGCAGGATCGAGGTACCCGTGTGCTCTTTGGTCTGCTTAATGGCAGGATCGCCAGTAGTTAGATAGACCTCTGCGCCAGACTCTCGGATGATTTGCCGCGTCTCTTTGTTGACAACTTCAGCATGCTGGGCAATATTCCATTTATCTTGGTAGTGCTCTTTGAAGACTGTAATAGTGCCATGTTCGTCAACTGCCATCCACAACCAGACGGTGGGGTTGGTGTATCCGCTATCCATTGTTCGAATAATTCGATGCTTGCTAGTGGGTTTGAACTGTCCTTTAGGAATACAGTGTGTGAGAGGACTGAATTCTGGAAAGACTGAACCGCCAAGATGGACGTACTGTCCGTTCTTTCGGATAAGTCGCTCTTCAGGGGTAAGCGCCTCCATGTAGCGAGCGATAGCTTCTTTAGAGAGAGTTGGGTTATCTTCCATGCTTGCTTCAACAATTCCAATGTCCTTAGTTCCCTCCTTTGCTGGTATAAATACGTCATCAAAAATCCACTCCATGCCTTGCACGGGAGTCTGGCTCATCCACCAGTCGCCGTCAGTATCCACAAGACGCGCAAGACATTCTTGCCAAACGGTCTTAGGGCACTCTTCGTCAAAGTGAACGAAGTGGCGGGATGAACCTGCAAACTTGTCGAGGTCCTGGTCTTGCGACATAAACTCAACGAAGCTGCCGTTGTTCAGTGTTAGCACATGGCGCTCGCGGGAGTACGAATCTTCCCAGCTGCCGTTGATCAGATACTTCTTAGGAAGCCACTGCTTCCACAAGGGCAGGATAATCTTATCTACACCGTTCAGGAAGTCAACTGCAACCACTCGACCGCGCACAGGGCCTTCTGGGGTCTTGCGCCATGGGTGTGAGTGCGTGACATAGTAGATGCCCTCAAGCGTGGAACCTACAGATTTGCCTGAACGGTTACCGCCGATGTACAGGCGAGCCTTGTTCTGCATCTCGTGGAAGAGTTGCTGCTTCTCGCTTGGCTTATAGTTGTATAAGTTAGGTGCGTGGACAGACTCTTGTAGTCCTTCACCTAGTCGGAGAAGAACATCTTGGAGATCGAAGCTATCTTTCGCCACGGATTAGTCCGACAAGTTCTTGAAGACGTATACGCACAAGGGTGTCGTCAAGAGCAGGGATGTGATTGCGAAGTTCAAAGAGATCTCCGAGCTTAGCGTAGGCCCACCACTCGCCAGCGCGAGGAGCACCGACACCAGCACGCTGAGTAACGAGGAACCCAAACCTACCTTTAGCATTAGCTTTTTCAAGTTCAGCTTCTTGGAACCATTTTTCAATTTGGCCATAAGAAGCCTCCTTCGCGGCCTTGCCGCCTTTGATCTCGAATACAACTAGCCCACGTAGTGGTTCACGCAGCCAGACATCGCCCTCATCGTTGGTGCCCTTTAGGACATTGCGGTGGGCTTCTAGTTCGCTGTAGCCTGCAGATAACAGATACTTACGTACAGCGGTCTCGGCAGCAGTGCCGATTTGCTTTGCCTTACTCATGGTCGTCTCCTCCAGTATGCGATAGAATTCTAACATGCCCATTACCCCATCGTCAGAAGAGGTTAACCTCTTTCACTTGAACTCCGATAAGGACTCAAGCAAGCTGGCATTGCACCATACCTTGGGTATTGGTCCCTCGCAGGCTGCTGCTGGAGATCACACGCATGATGGGAAGTCTTCTAGGCGCATCAAGTTTGATGACCTTGAAGGCGGATGGATGAACATAGACGGCGGTAGTCCAACTTCGGTTTTTGGCGGTTTGCCAACTTTTGACGGTGGAGGAATCTAATGACTATTCGTTTGCAACTACGAGGTGGGACAGCAGCAGCTTGGACTGCAGCTAACCCTGTGCTAGCTGACCGAGAATTTGCTGTTGAGACTGACACAATGAAGGTCAAGATTGGCAATGGTACGTCAAACTGGGTTTCACTTGCGTACATGACCCAGGGAACTGCTGGGTTGTCTGCGTATCAGATCGCACTAGCTAATGGCTATACAGGTACGCAGACTCAGTGGCTTGCTTCTTTGCAGGGTATCCAAGGTATTCAGGGCATTCAAGGCATTCAGGGTATTACTGGTTTATCTGCTGACTTTATTGCCGTTTACCCAGACGCTGCAACTCTTCTTGCGGAGTATCCAACTCCAGCTAACTCTGCCGTTTGGGCTCTCGTAAAAGACCCAGCTGATGCAACAAAGCTTTACCTTTACTCAAAGGCTAATGGCACTAGCTCGTGGGGATCTTCTGCGATTGATCTGCCTCGTGGTATTCAAGGTATTCAAGGTATTCAAGGTGTTCAGGGCCTAAAGGGCGATAAGGGCGATAAGGGCGATAAGGGCGATACTGGCTTACAGGGTATTCAGGGTGTGCAGGGTGAGACTGGTTTAACTGGTCCTACTGGACCTCAGGGCGCTAAGGGCGATACTGGTTTGACTGGTGCTACTGGTGCTACTGGTGCTACTGGACCTCAAGGCATCAAGGGTGATACTGGTTTGACTGGTGCTACTGGCGCTACTGGTCCTCAGGGTATTCAAGGTGTTCAAGGCATTAAGGGTGACACAGGTGACATTGGTCCTCAAGGTGAAACTGGACCTCAGGGTGCTATTGGACCTCAGGGTATTCAGGGAATAAAGGGAGATACTGGTAATACTGGTGCTACTGGGGCAACAGGCGCAACTGGACCTCAGGGACCTCAGGGCATTAAGGGCGACAAGGGCGACAAGGGCGATACTGGTAATACTGGACCGACTGGACCTCAAGGCGAGTTTGGTGGTGCGCTATTTGAATACATGTATGATACTTTTCTTGGTACTGGCAGTGGGCCAGCTGAGGGCATGGTCCTTTTTGATGCTGTACCTATTGAGTCAGCAACGACTATGTACATCTCTGCTATAACTAATGACTCTATTGATGCAACTGGTTATCTTGAAACCATTGATGACTCTACGTCATCGGTAAAAGGTCATTTTAAGATTGTGGATAAGGATGACCCATCAGCTTGGGCTTACTTTGCAATCACAGGTTCTCATACTAAGCACACCGAGGTTGGCGGTGGTGACTGGTATGAAGTGCCAGTTGACTACTTAAGCGGTGGAAACCTAACCCACTTTGACTCGTTTGACGTAGCATCTATTACCTTTGTACGCACAGGTGATAAGGGAGATACTGGACCCGCTGGACCAACTGGTGCCACTGGCGCAACAGGCCCCGCTGGACCGACTGGCCCTGCTGGACCGACTGGCCCCGCTGGACCAACTGGACCGACTGGAGCTACTGGAGCTACTGGTGCGCAGGGGGCTACTGGGCCTACTGGGCCTCAAGGAGATACTGGACCTGCTGGACCAACTGGTGCTACTGGCGCAACTGGACCTCAGGGGGCTCAGGGGCCAACTGGACCTGCTGGACCGACTGGTGCTACTGGTGCTACTGGCGCTACTGGTGCTACTGGACCTGCAGGTGCGGATGCTCCAACGATCACAACCTTTGTCACGCAAACTGGGGCTTACACTTTTGTACTAACTGATAAAGACAAAGCTATTGAGCTGACTAGCGGATCAGCTACTACTTTCACTATTCCAACTAACGCTTCAGTTGCATTCCCTACTGGAACCGTGATCACTGTAGTGCAAGCTGGCGCAGGTCAGCTAACAATCGCTGGTATAAGTGGTGTTACCGTCTATGGCACACCAGGCCTGAAGCTCCGAGCTCAGTGGTCGCATGCCCAGCTGATCAAGCGTGATACTAACACTTGGTATGTATCGGGAGACTTAGCGGTCTAATGAAGCAGAATCTTGGAGCAGTTGCATCAAGCATTCGTAATAAGTTTGCTGACACATTCAACCGCACGGATACTACTGGCGGTCTTGGCACTGCTTCTGATGGGTCTTTGTGGAAGGCTTTGCGTGGCACCTGGAAGGTAACTTCTAATAAGGCTCAAAGCACGGATGCTGCAAACACTTATCCTGCTGTTTCAGTTGTTATGCCGAATAAGGCAACGTCTATCTCTATTCAGGGTCCAGTTTCTGGCTCAGGTGCGCTTATCTGGGTGACAGACGCTAACAACTGGTGGGCTGTTGATTTGTACCAGTCAACCTACTCAAACGCGAACTACACCACAAACTATAACGGCACTTTCTGCGACTACGGTTATAGTAACAACGCAGTTTATACATGTAATGCTTACACAACCAATTACTGCTTTGCAACAAACTATGCAGGACCTTACTGCGGTGCTTGGAACTCGAACAACATTAAGAATGCTGCTTACTGTCGGTCTTACTACTACAACTCATATACTTACCAATATGCCTGTGGAAGTACGTGCAACGCATCGACCTACACAGCACCATCATTTGTATGCCAAGGTTCTAGCCCAAAGTACTACACCTACCAGTCTGGCACTAGCTACTTTTATCCACAGTTTCTTCGCGTACTTCAGTCTGTAGGAAATACTGTAAGTCAGATTGCATCTTTGCAAGTTTCAGATAACGCAACAATCAATGGGCTGAAGGCGCTGATTAGCGGAACAACTATTACTGCCCGCGCATACTCTGATGCAAACATGACTTCGCAGGTAGGCGGCGATCTTGTTTACAACGCAACGGGCGCTGCTGTCACTACTGAATATGGCCTGGTCCTTACCCCCGCTGCATACAATCAAGGAAACTCGGTAGACGACATTGTTATAGAGTAGTAGTGAGACGGAGACAATATGAAATTACTTATTTTTAGTACCATCAATGCGGTAAAAGATCTTGGCAAACCTGTGCCAATCAAGAAGCTAGTACCAGAATGGTACCGCAAAGCTGAAGCTCACTTCCTAGATAAGCGTAATGGTGAGATGTCTGCAGGGTTGAAAGCCTGTATTCCCTACATGGACGTGATGATAAGCGGCTATGCGATCGTTACGCCGTTTGACATCTTTATATCGAAGACTGAGGCTGGCGAACTAAAATTTGGCTGGAATGGCCCAGCTGGATCATCTAGCTTTGTCAGCGAGCGCCCTATGGAGCTTGGCCATACTATGCCCCGCCCAGCTGGGCACCTACCTAACCATCTTTCTTGGACTGGCGAATGGGGCTTCAAGGCGCCAAAAGGTTGGAGCGTTCTATTGACGCATCCGATCAATCGTTTTGATCTGCCGTTTACTACAACAAGCGGGCTGATTGATAGCGACAATTTCTGGGCTAACGGAAACATCCCTTTCTTTCTCAAAGATGGGTTTACTGGTACTATTCCAGCGAATACCCCTATCGCGCAGTTAATCCCAGTGAAGCGTGCGTCTTGGAAAGCGATCTACGATCAGTCTAAGCTAGATGACTACATTCGCCAGGGCGAGGCAGCTCGCATCAAAGAGACTTCGTATAAGCGCAAGTTCTGGGTTAGGAAGGATTACAACTAATGGATCAGCAACTGGCGCACGAGGCTGTCAACCTAACTATCTGGCAGGTGCTGAAGCTATTTATCTATAAGCACTCTCAGCCAACTATTAAGAAGGTCATACCTGAGTCCAAGCAGACGACCATCCCAGAGGGTGTCACCGTGAATCACATCGCGGTAATCCTTGACGGTGAGGTTCAGGAGACCTTGATGCTAGAGAATAAGCTGGCTGCCCTGTTGCTGAGCAAGCCTAAGTTTGTTCAGTTTGACCCACATGTTGTTCGCCCACTGATCGGCTGGAAATACAAGGCTGGCGTATTCGAGATACCAGAGCATACTCATGAGCACTAAGAAGATTAAGTACCACTCGGTTGCAACCGAGTTGGATATCCCGCATCCAATGCCATCATCGCGTGCGATGCCTGACTGGTTCCGTAAGATGCGGCCAGTTACCGCTGACAAGATTGTATCGGTCAAGCGGTGTGTGCCATTTCTTGACTCTATGACAGCTGGCTATACCATCCCACTGCCTGCCGATGTTGAGTACAGCAACCGTGACAAAAAGTTCCGTAACCCAGCGGAGTTTGAGGTAGTTACTTCGCATGCCCCTACACAGACGGCTGGGGTTCCAACGCCAGACGAGTACGACTCACAGCCATGGAAGTTCTCAAATGCTTTCCACATCAAGACACCCAAAGGCTATAGTACCCTGTTCATTCACCCATTGAACCGCACTGATCTACCGTTTTACGCATTCAGCGGTGTCGTTGATACAGACAGGCACCCAGTAACAATCAACTTCCCATTCCTTATCCGTAAGGACTTCAATGGCATTTTGCCTGCAGGTACTCCGATGATCCAGGCCATCCCATTCAAGCGTGATGACTGGAAGATGGAGGTCAAGGATACTGGCAAGGGCCACTTCTATGACAAGGAGTTTGAAGTTATGAGTAACGATCTTGGCTGGTATAGAGCCAAGTGGTGGGTAAAGAAGAGGTCAGTATGAAAAAGGCCCGCCCCTGGGATCTGCTAAACAAGAACATCGGTCGCGTTGCCGAAGAGCAGCAGGTCGAGCGTATGGCTATCTGCAACAAGTGCCCGTTCCTGATCAAGGCCACAAAGACCTGCGTCAAGTGCGGTTGCTTCATGACTGAGAAGACCAAGTTGCCTAATGCGGAATGCCCGCTGCACAAGTGGGAGCAGATCGACATCAACAAGGTGCCCTTTACAGAATAGTGTAGGCTAAATCCTGAAGGCAAACACCGAGGGGATAGCAAAGCATGCTTGAAGCACTTCAACTACCACAAGAAGACAAGCTCTGCACAATGATGCAAGAAGCTGTAAATATGTTTGATGAAAAAGATCTTATGATCTTTGAGGAATCGCTGGCAAACCCAGCCTGGTCAAGCCGCGAACTAGCGCAGCAGTTGACTAAGCTGGGTTTTCCTGTATCCGATGGCAAGATCTGGAAGCACCGCAGCGGAGGGTGCCGCTGTGCTTAGTGCTCTGAATGAGCGCCCACAGCCTAAGTGGGAACCAGTAACTACAGCTAAGCCAGTGAACATCACTGCGCCTAAGCCGTACAGAGACCCTAAGACTAAGCACAAGGTTGCTGTCTGCCTACCTGACCCGCAGATCGGCTACCGTTTTATTGATGATAAGTGGTCTGCTTTTCATGACGAAGGGGCAATGGATGTTGCGCTCCAGATTGTTTCTTATCTTGCAGATACTGATCGTGTTGATGCTGTTGTCAACCTTGGCGATTACTTGGATCTTCCAACCTTTGGGCGCTTTGAGCAAGAGGCAGCGTTCGCTGGCACTACTCAGAAGGCATTCGACCGTGGGCATCTATTCCTACAAGAGCAGCGAGCTGCAGCAGGAGAAAAGGCTCACATCGTCCTGATCGAGGGTAACCACGATCGCCGTCTGGAGAAGTTCATCCAGACTAATGCTGCAGCAGCTTGGGGCTTGAAGCGTGCGAACGCTAACGAGCTCCCTGTGATGAGCATCCCTTACCTATTGAGACTAGATGAGATCGGTGTTGAATACATTGATGCGTACCCAGCGGGAGCTTATTGGCTTACTCCCAACCTACGTGCAGTTCACGGAAACAAAGCGAGATCTAACGGCTCTACCGCTGCTGCGTACACAAACGCAGATCCTCACATTTCCACAATCTTTGGACATGCTCACCGTCTTGAGCTCCAGAGCAAGACGGTCTTTAACCGAGATGGAGCTATCCGATCAATTGCCGTATCACCAGGTTGCCTATGTCGCGTCGATGGTGCTGTACCATCCGTCAATGGGTCAACTAAGATTGACGGAAGTTCGGCTCGCTACCATGAGAACTGGCAGCAAGGAGTCTGCGTAGTAACGCTAGACGCTAACGATCAGCCGTACTACGAGCTAGTGCAGATTGACTCAGGCGTGGCTTGGTTCAGGGGTAAGAAGTTTACTTCTAAGAAATGAGCACACCCCCTAGGAGTCGAACCTAGGCTAACGGTGTTGGAGACCGTTGTGCTTCCGTAACACTTGGGGCGCTTAGGAGTTAAGTCGCTTAGACTCAGCTTCAATGATTTCTATTGTAGTAGCTTTTGTAGTTGAGTCATGCTTAGCGCATTCGCCAGTTAGTGGCAAGAACGGCTTAGTGTGCTCAGGGCGCTCGCCGTAGTGTGGATCATTTAATGCGTGCCAGGTGTTGTGGCAGTGATCGCAGATCCTGTGGAGGTTGCCCTCCGCGTTGTTCATGGTGTTTTTATCAGGCCCGTGATGACGGTCACTAGCTGGTCGTCCAACACATCCAACAATTGGAATAACTCCTCCGCCTGCGAACTTAAGGCCAGCCCACTCACAGACCATGCCTGGAGTGATTGGGTACATTTCCTTAGCTCGCTTACGTCCTGTAGAAACTGGATCACTGTACTCACTGAGAGATTTAGTGCCTTGATATCCGTCGTTGATGTATCCACTATCAATCTCCTTGTTACCGTCTTCGCCCTCTACAGCATCGATGCGAACATTACCGCCCGCATCAAAGCTAACCTCGCCGCCGCAGCAGCAGTCCTGCTCGATGATTTCTAGCCAGACGTGCTCGCACTCATTGTGAAAGCCCGCCCGACATCCGAAGCAAGGGTTAGCGTTTGTACCAGTCATCTTTTTCTTCCTCTACAATGCCGAGCATGTCGGCTATTGATGATGAGTTGTTACGTGAGTTGATCTGCATAAGCTCCATGCCTAGGAAGACCTTGAAGCCGCTGCTAGTTGACTCGGTGACACCCAGGCGACCCTTGATCTCACGAACTAGGCCGTTCTGAGGGACTGGCTTCTCGCCATTCTCCATACACCATGCTTGGTAGGCGTTGTAGACCGATGTGCGACCTGCAGTAGCCGTGTCTGCAACAATGATCTTCTCCTCCAAGAACTTGGCGATGTGGTCTTCCTCGTGACGGTAAGACTGGGTTGCTAGCTTGACTGACTCAGGCTCGTTGAAGCCTACATTGCTAACGCGAACAGCACCCTCGATCATCCATTGAAGAATGCCTGGACCTTCTTGCTCAATAAGCTCTTGAGCCAAGCCCTCCTTACGCTTTTCAGGGGCAATCGTTTTGCGGAAATCAATTTTGCGTAGCCTGCGCCAGAAACCATCTCCACCACTCTTAACTTCTGGGAGGTGGTTGACCGCCATAAAGAGCGTGTGCGTCGGTTTGAAGTCGAAGAAGTTTTGGCCCATGAAGCGTGCTGAAAGGACATCGCCACCCGTAAGCATTTTAACTCGTGACTCGTTAAACTTGCCGTCGGGACGGGTTTCCTGAGCCACGGCGAATCGTACACCACGTAGCCGAGCAATGTCGGTTGGGTGTGCATTCCCTGTGGTATCAAGTAGAAAGTTTTCTGGCATCGTTGCTGCGTAGTCATTAAGGATACCTTCCATAATGTTGATAATTGTAGACTTACCGTTGGCTCCAGAGCCTACAAAGACTGGGAGTACATGGTAGCGTGCGTCTCCGAATAGCGCTGCACCAAACAGCTCTTGCACGTACATAATTCGATCTTGATCTTCAAGCGTGTCCTTGAGGAAAATGTTCCATTTAGGAGTGTCAATCTTTGCAGGAGAGACAGAGGTTTGCTTTGTATTGAGGTCAACCCCCTTGATAGCAGGTCGAATTTCTCCTGTTTCAAGATTAACAATTCCTTCAGGCGTGCAAAGCTCGTTAGCATTAGCGTCCAAATCGATAGATGAAACAATTACATTACTGTCTGTACTTGCAATAGTAATGGCATTCTGCAAGCGATCCTTATTCTGTGATGCTTCAGCCCACTTGATCTGATCCTGGCTTGCGAGTGTATTCTCCACAAAGCGAGCAGCATCAATAGCCATGCGGGTGATTGACTTCTCTTCATCTCGAACATAGCGAGAGCCAGACCACCTGTACCAGCCGATAGAAGTTACGTGCTTGTATTCATTCTGCATGAAGTGAACCATGCGAAAAGAGTTTGCGGTATCAGTTCTACCGTATGGTCCATATGAAGAGTTATAGATCTCAGCGAGCTCCTCTTCGGTGCGGTCGTTACTAACTGGAAACTCAGCTACTGAGATCTCTGCGCCATCGGCTAGAGAGTCGTGCTTGTGGTTTTTTAGCTCTTCCTTGAGCTTCTGAGCAGTCATAGCCTCAACACGAGCAATAGCCCAAAGGTTAGCTGACTCCAACTCACCCTGGTTCATTGGGCGTGATGGTGCAGACTTTAGGAAGGTGCGGAACCGCTCATCGAGGACTTCGACAAGAAGGTGTGCGGAACTTTCTGAGAGGCAACCGTTACGGTGAGCAGCGTTGATCTTAATAAGCTGCTGTAGAAGCCAGCCATGGCGTGACTTCGGGACTCCGTTAGAAGGCCGTACAGAGCTGAATAGATTGCTAACCCAATGGCAGTCATGATCGGCATACTCCCATTCCTTTGATCCTGAGACAAGTGCATACTCCTCTGGCATTGTGTAAAGACTGGTGAAGCCGTGAGTATCTAGGACATCGTTTAGTTCTTCTAGGCTTAGAGGTCGCCAAGCCTCTGGGAAGTCAACCGATACTGGAATCGGATGTAGTGAATCTTTGAAGTTCGTAGAACCAGGGGCCCTGAAGATACGCGGGAGATCAAATACGGAATCGAGCGACCCGCCTTGCGATGCAGCCACCCAGCGAACGAACGCACCCCAACGTGCAAGAACACCTGCAGCTTGTTCTTGGGTATAGTCCTCTTCTGGATCAATGGCCCAGTAGGGCTGGAGACCGTGACCAGAACGGACCACTGCAGTAGGCGAAACGCCAATAAGCTCTGATAGTAGGTCAACCAAACCACTAGCGTTGTCTTCACTCTGAATACCTGTCTCTTTGTAGTCGATGTCGATCCATACAGCTGCAAGCTTCTCTACATCCTCAGCGCGTGCGCGAACATTGGTAGTTGACGGGTTGATCTCGTACCAGACATTGGCATTCATGTCAGTCAGAGCCTCGACAACGGTATCTGCATGCTCAACCTTGGTCTGCTTCACCTTGAAGCCCTGAGTGGCGCTCTGGTAGCAGATGGTGACTGGAGAAGATGACTCGCGTCCTAGACGCTCAAGTAGTTCTTGGAAGGGCTTGGTCAGAGCCATAATAAATCCTTTCGGGGGTTATGAAAGGGGAGCACGACCCGCTATATGATCGTGCTCCCCTGAACTGGGGGCTTTAGAAGGTTTCGATCACTGCGGTGACGGCGTACTTGTTAACGCCCATCGTCTCAGCAATCTCTGCATCGTCAAAACCAGCTTCGCTGAGCTTCTGAACCTTTGCAACCTGCTCTGGAGTAAGTTTAGCACCTTCAGCAGCAGCTGGCTTAGCGCCAAGATCGCCAAGAACCTTGTCAACTGAAGGGTTAGTCTTACCTTCGGCAATGGTGATGCCGTAGAGCTTAGTAGCGTTGTAACGCTTGTTAGCGTTAGCCTTCTCACCAGTGAAGGTGATGGTGATGATCTGACCCTTAGCGATCTGCTTGCCGAACTCCTTGACTGCAGCCTTCATAGCGGTCAACTTCTGACCAACTAGGTATAGCTTGCGAGTACCGTCATCGCCTTCTACATCAGCATCAATGTAGTCGGTAGCAAGGGTTAGAACAACCTGAAGCTGTGGGTTGCCATCATCCCAGAACTTTGGTTCATTGGTCTCAAAGTCGCGAACCTGAGCAGTCTCTAGCTCGGTGATGACACCAGTGAACGAGTCGCCCACCTTTGAGTCCTTGAATGAAATCGATGGAACTGACTTCGTTGCGAATAGTGAGTTTGGATCTGGAAGGTTAATTTCTGATACGTTTACCATTTTTTATGCTTTCTTATTGTTGTTTACTTTGATAAACAATCGTAAGGCCGTTCCCTACGATTGTTTTTGTTACCCACGATTTAGAAATGATTCCAAATCGTTGTTCTCGCTCTGCTCATACTTTTTACAGTCGAAGCAGAACGAAGCCTTTGGTTGCTTGCTGATAACTGCATCCCAGCCAACGATCTCGGCTGCATCAATCATCACCTCTAGAGCTGCGAGAGCGTCTAGTGCAAGCTGTTCGTCATAGCGTAGCATGACAACTTGTGCCTCTGCAAGATCCTTATCTCGTGGTAGGAATGAAAGACTAACATGAGTTACTTCATAGCCCTTTTTTTTCCATCCGAGACCATACAGCATAGCCTGAACGCGATACTGATCCTTGATCTTGCCCTTGTCAGCATCCTTGAGTGCACGCTCACCCACGATCTTCCAATCGTTGACGATGATGTTTGAGCCCTGGACTGAGACGGCTGCCATGTCGCATGATCCGCCAAGCTCCAGACCTTTATACGAGAAGACGTGCAATCTATTCTCAAGCATGTAGTCAGCGGCCCAGTCGCGCCCAGCAAAGCCATCCTCCAGCGCCTGATGGACTGCTGTGCCCACGAAAGGAAACCAACCGCCTGAGATGTCTTTCGGCTTCTCGGCAAGCTTACGAGCCACACACTTACGGCAGTCTGAGCCAACCTCAGAGATGCCAATGATCTTCTGATGTGAGCGCTCGGTGATGTAGAGCTCTTGAATACGGCGCATCCAACGAGTAGCTGTGTCATGTGCCTCTTGATCGAGGTCGGTGTAATCGCTTGGATCTACACCTAGAATCTTTACTGGCATTAGAAGTTCACCTTAGCATCAGGGTCGGACATTTTCTTTCTTAGTGCGCGGAGCTGACGGCGTTCGATGCTTGAAGTCCCGCCCCAGATGCCTTGATCCTCGCGGTGCTTCAACGCATAGTTCAAACACTCGTTGACAACGAAGCAGTGCTGCTTGCACATCTGTTTAGTCTGGCGGATCTCGCTCATTGAAGCTGGGGACTCTCCGCCAACTTCGCTTGACTGCTCAGGGAACCAGCGGTCAGGGTCATCCATACATGGAGTCTTGCCGAATGCTTCAGCTTTGATTAGGTCAGCGAGTTGAATCGCGTCCCACATCTTCTCGTTGTAGTTATTCATCAATTCTTTCTGCGACAGCACGCCAAAACTCTGACGGCTTCATCTGTAATGCGCGGGCGATGTCACTCAGCATAGCAATAGAGGGTGCCTTGTGTCCATGTTCGATCTCAGATAGGTAAGCCCTGGCGATCGGAACTTGGTAAGCAAGATCAATAGCAAACCATCCTCGCTCTTTGCGAAGCTGTCTGATCGTGTAGCCGATTGCTACTTCTGCTTTCATAGTTGCATCTCTTTCTTTACAAAGTCCCAGAAGCCATCAGCGTCAACTGTTGGCAGGACTTCAATGATCTCTTTAGTAACTGGATCCCTGCGAGGTCGCTTGCGCTCCTCCATGGGCTTAGCCCAAGCTTTAGGCTCGAACTCCCAGTTACGCATAGCCTCCATGTAATGTGGGTTACACATCCCACGAGCCTTGTGCTTACGCTCACAGCCATTGATCGTGCATACCTTGTGCTTGAAGTTAGCCACTAGCTCTCCTTCATAACACGAGCGATAACATCTCGCCCGAACTCAACACCGCGAGAGCCATCCATAACGCCTCGCGTTACTACATAGCGCTTGCTTACCTTCTCCATGATCGCTTGGTCGATAGTGTCCTTAGCAATCACATTCCAGATAGTCACATGGTGCATGTTAGATGCGCGGTGAACGCGATCCTCGATCTGCTCAATGCGGTCAGGGTCATACGGTGAATCCAACATAATCAAGTCATCGGCAGCATCAAGGTTGATGCCCACACCCATAGACCCACTGAGCAACACAACACGAAGACTCCCAGCCTGAAACTCTCGCTGAATAGATGCACGAACATTATCAGAAGCATTACCGTCGAGCACATCACAGCTAATACCTCGCCCATCTAGTTCTGCCTTAAGCCAGTGAAGGACTTTAGAGAACTGGCTGACGATGACAACCTTTGCAGCATTATCAGCCATGCTGTCCTGTTCGATAAACGCACGCCCAGCAAACCATTCCAATAGCCACTCCAGTTTTGCAGAGTGCCCTCCGACAACAGGCGTAATCCGACCGTCCTCTTCTTTCCAAGAACAGGTGGATAACTGACGAGCTCGAAGTGCAAAGACCATCGCCTCCCCAGAGTCACGGTCTTCAACTTTGGCATCATAAATCTTCCTTTCACTATTCATCTGTTGGGTGTAGTAAGCAGAGCGCTGATCCTTGCCGAGTTCAACCTCGACATCCACATAGCGCTTAGGTGGTAGCTGAGGTAGCACCTCTTGCTTAGTTCTGCGGATCATCCATGCCTTGTCGCGCTCAAGCCAAGCATCTTGCTTCTTGAGAGTGGTGGCAACCTTGATCGTGCGAGTCTTGGATACGCGCTGTTCGCTCATCCAAAAGTTCTCCTCAAGCCATGCCCACTTAGTGGATACATGCTCAGGGTGAAGGAATACCCATGTGCCGTAACGATTCTCTAGCTTGCCACGATCAGGCGTTCCAGAGATTGCTACACGGATACATTCGCTGTTCATCTCAACCTTGCCCAAGCCCTTCCAGAAGTTGGTTAGCTTGCGGTGATCCTTGATCGGCAACACAAGGTGGCTTTCATCAATGATCACGGCATCATAGGCAGGGGTTACAAGCTCAGGCACGCGAACACCCTTAGCTGTCATGTCAAGCGCGTTATGGTTAGCCAAGACGATCACAGGACCATCAGGGTAGACCTGCTTGAACTGCTTAGACTTCTGGCTAGCTGTTCCCTTAGATGCGTCAATGAGTGTCACATCAGGGTAACGAGGTTTGACAAAACGCTCGATCGAGTCACGCCAAGTAGTCTGCGCGTTGATGATCGGAGTAACGATCAGGATAGTGCTTGGCTTGCTCAACAACCCAGCAAGTTCAAGCCCACCCAAAACCTCAAGCGTCTTGCCCAAGCCTGGCTGATCCGCCAACAGGATGCGCTTAGCTTCGCTGATGCGAGTAGCAGCTTCCTTCTGGTAGTCGTAAAGGATTTCGTCGAAGATCACTTGCCAGCTGCGCTCTCGTAGTCATAGTCGCAACGGCAAGCAGAGGCTCGCTCAGCGCCACAAATGATACAGCCGTAGTCGTCGAAGTCCTCTTCGCCTAGACAGTTGTTATCCTCGCATACGCTCAGGCGCTCACCACACTTCTCACAAGGATCGATCTCCTCATCATTGACGAAGGTAGCCTTACCGTTGATTACAGTCCAGACATACATTAGTGGATCGTCAACTTCGACTTGTTGTCACGCTTGTAAAGCTCAGGGTAGTCCAAGACGGGTAGCATCTCTTTGACTACATCAGTCAGGACTCTCGTTTCGCGCCAGCGAGAGATGGTGGCAACCTTAGCGCCGTGGATCGTGAGTGAGTCCTTCTTGCCGATAGCATCCTTGATGATGTTCTCGATCTCGACCTTCTCGGCGGTGAGCAACTTGATCTGGTCAACGAGGGCTACACGGCGAGCCAAAAGCTCGTTCGCGAGGATCGGGTCAGAAGCCTCAACAAGGCTAGTGTCCTCTTTGGTTGCCTTAGGCGTGGTGACTAGGGCATCTTTGGCTTCCTGAAGCAGGTTGCGCTCGGTGGTTTCTTTGGGCATTTTGCTTTCCTTTGCTTTTTATTGGGTTCTCAGAAAATCTAGGATTTCCGACTGTGTAAGAAGTCTAATCACAACACCGTCAGTTTTGCTAATCACGAGATGATAACTTTTGCCGAGTCGCGAAGTAGCTTGGATCGAAACGACTGTGCCGTTCTTGTGGAAGGTATTCACGAGCGCGGCGTTCTGCGTAGGTTTCCATCCGAGGACACGGATCGAGTCCAAGAAGCTACTAGACAACCTCAGGTTTTGTGGTGTATCCTTTGAATACGGCATTCGTGGTTGTTTGTCGGTCATTACTAACTTCCTTTCGGTTAGTGTTTGTTTGGGAGAGAATGCCCCGCCTAGAGCTTATGTTCGGCGGGGCATTCTTGTATCTAGAGGATCTCGGTTACGCCGTCTTCGCCAATGATGAAGGTTCTCACCTCAGGGAACTGGGCATCAAACGAGCCACACCACGCCTGAGCCTCCTGAGCCCGCTTAGCCTGCTTGTTGCGCTTACGAGTAATGTATTTAGCCAGCTTCAGCTTATCGCGGTCACACTCAGCGTCAAGGCGATCCCAGTCCTTGTCAAGCCAGTTGGTAGTGTCAAACTTCTTTACCTGATTGACTCCCCAAGAGCCATCAGCTGATACCCATAGATCTTTCATTTACTTGCTTCTTTCTAATAGTTGATACAGGACAAAGGTTTCTAGTAGTGCGGGGAATAGCGGATCGCCACTCAAGTGCCAAGAGTCATCAGCGTCAGAGAAAGCGTTGTAATCGTCATCAGACAGGGACACAGAGATGTATACGTCGGTGATAGTAGCTCCATCCTCATAAATGTAAGCCGTCAACTGCTTACCCTTGCTAGTGCCATCGCCATACTCGTCAGCATCCCATAGGTTGAATGTAACCTCCATTAGACAAGCACCTCATCAATGCGGGTGCCCTTGTCTTGCCAGTCCATCTCGCCGTTACCGATACGCCATTGCCCTGTGTCTGCGTCTACGAACATAGGATCGTTGTCGTCCCAGCGATCAGACTCAAGCTGAGCTGCCCAGAGTCCGAAGCCAGTCTTGCCGTCATAACCTAGCTGAGTGAACACGGCATTGACGATCTGAGCGGTTAGGTATGAGCCATCACCGATACGGTCAGAGATTTCTAGGACTTCCTGAACTACTGGGTAGATCTCATCACCAGACCAATGTGAGTAGATGTTGATAGGGGTTTCAAACTCTTTGCTTGAAATGTTTACAGTTACGCGGTTGCCCATTAGTCCTCGACCTCCTCAAGGGTAGCTAGGTCAATGTCTAGCTCAAAGTTCTTGTCCTTGTTGCCGAACTTAGGGAGATCCTCCTCAAGATCTAGGTCTGAGTTCCAAACCTGATTGAGAAGCTCGCGGGCTTCCTCGATTGACTCAGCCTCAAACCAAGCCTTGTATGTGTAAGTTTCTGAATACCAGAATGTGAACTGTTTTGCCATTTTGATTCTCCTTTGGTTAGTGTTCGGTTGGGATTGGTTTACTTAGTTTCTTTTTCAGGTGGGACTGCTCCGATAGGGATTTGGATAATCTCCTGATCGGTAATGCTAACAATGCCATCAGACATCGAGGCAATGAACTTACGAATAGCAAAGACTGAGCCAGCATAGAAAAGCTCTAGGTTCTCATCTCTGCGGTTATGTGGCAAGAACTTTACATCAGTAACATCTACGCCCTTCCAAAGACCATACAAGCGTGCCTGTTCTGGCTTGATAAAGGTAAAGAAGCTCTGACCGTGACGCTCAGCCAACTCGTTGTAATAGCGTAGCCATACATTCTGAGTAGTTACCTTAGTCAATGACTCTAAGACTGAACGCTTGTTCTCGTCAAGCTCAAGGATCACGACAGGGGCTTTGACTGAGTTAGGCATTTCAACGCGCTTCAAGCCAGACTGACCAAGCTTTACGCCGTGAGTGCTTAGGTAGTGTTCTACATCGTCTTTGCGATACCAGATCTGGTTGGCTTCGCCCGCAAAATAGTCAAACTTTGCTAGGTGGTGGTGTTCAGGTTTGCGCCAGTTTCGTAGCTGAGCTTTGGTTATTCCTGTGATTTTTTCGACTTCCGCAATGCCGATCATTTCGCCGTATTCGGGGTCGTAGTAGTTTTTAGCCATTTTTCATCTCTCTTTATTAGTTTGTCTAATCCTACGATGGACAGATTAGGCAGGTTGGTAAAAATCAGTTTATTTTAGGTTTTTTTGTTTGTCAAATCGGGTTTCAAAAAAGTGCGCCTCTGAAGCCCTTTGTTTATGCGGGCTGTGGATAACTTTTTTAGGTTTTTTAGTCGGTCTATATAGGAACTTGCTTAGTATTAGTGTAGTTGATACTACTAAGCACACTAAGACTAGGATGTTTTTCTAGGGAAGCGACTATAAATCCGTGAAAAAGTTATCCACAGAGTTATCCACAGGCGTGATTGCGAAACTGCCAATACAACATCATCGTGTTACAGGCGTAGCAATGGATGTATGCGTCGTTAGCCTCGTCTGCGTAATGGGATAGGTTCTCTCCCGATCCGCAATCAGGGCAAAAAGATAGGTTGGTTGTGTGTTCTGCGTTCCATCCGCAAAGCTGACATCTCATTTTCTAATACTCTCTTTCGATAGGTTCAACGGGTTCAATGATCCAAGGGGAATGAAGTTTAGGGTTGCCGTCAAAGGTTCTACGGCGGTAACAGTAATCTCCGCTAAGGATCTTGTTTAGATCCGATTTACAGTAGGCGCAGATCATCTAGTCCAAACCTCCTCGTTAGGGTTGTTTAGTTCGATTATTTTGGTTCCGCAAGTGTTACAGAAAATAACCTCCGTCTCGTCATACCAACCCCAGATTTCGATTTCATGGGTGCGGTGCTTGGCAAGTTCGGCGTAATCTGGCACTAGGTCAGCAGGCTTAGTCTTGGTCATCTTAGGTTGTCCTCTGTAATTATGGAGTCAAATAAACAGTCATCGCATAGCAGTAGGTTGTAAAAGTGTTCGTGCCTATCTCCGCTAAGTAGTTCGTGGCAGGATGAGCAATAAGGGTCAGTCATTTTTCTAGTTCCTTTCTTAGTGAGTTACACATCTGCCAAGAGTAAGAGGTTTGACAGGTCACGCAATGTTCCTTGTGTTCCATTTCGATTCGTTGCGCTTCAAGGTTTAGGCGTAAAGGGTTCTCATCGTAGCCACGACGGGCGATAAAGTCCTCTAAATACATAGTGGCAACTCTTATGCGTTCCGCGTCTGGTAGCGTGCCAGAGTCAAGCACATCAAAGATTTTGATTAGGTCAAAAGTATCGTCAAGGGTTAGTTCGTTACACATTTTTAGATTTCCTCTAGTTGTTGGGTTAGAAAGTAGCCACATTCTGGGCATTCGTGGCGATGAATGTTTGCGAGAAATACCTCTGAGCAATAAGGGCAGAAGTAAGGCATTAGCTAAGTTCCTGTTC